ATGCAAGGTGATACGGGCTGGGAGATTACGATGGAAAAGCATGGCTTCAGCCGTTGTCCTTTGCTTATCAAGCGCGGTAAAGTGGCTTGGGAGTATGCTGAAAGCACCATCGAGATGTGGGAGCTTATGGCAAACATCAACGATATTGCATTGAAGCGTTTCGGTACGTTCGCACTTGTATTCACGGGAGAGATGGATGCCGAGTCGTTCAAGCGCGATTCAAGTACCCTTATCATCAATCTTTCAAGTGACACAACCAACGGAAAGCAGGATGCAAAAGTGCTTGAGTTCCCCGAACCGCAGACTATGGACGGGTATCTTAAAACCCTTGAGGAAAAGATTTCACTTTTCAGCTCTACATCGTTCATCACGCCAAAGGATATTACAGCCACCAACAGCGGAGGCAACGGCATCGCATTGGCTATGTCTAATGACTATGCCCTTGCTACACAAAGCGCATTGGATTGGCGCAAATTCGTGAACGACATGGTATATCTGCATCAAGAGGGATTGGATTTGGAGAATAACGGCGTGGATAAATATTCCAAGCTGCACATTGGCGCAAAGATTGTTCCTTGGTCGCTGGAGACGAACAACACAAAGATTACGAACCTTTCTATGGAGGCCAAGTGGCTTTCAATGAAGACCGTAATCGAAAATTCTCCCGATGCAGCACCCGATGAGGTTGACCGCATCATCAAGGAGCGTGGCGCACTTATCCCACTTGATACAAAGGCTATTGATAGCAATGCTCAAACGGCAAACAATATCAGCCGTAACCGTAGCGATGAAATAGTCGACAACAATGCTCAAACGGGAATGTCTTAAAAGAAAGGAGGTATCGTTATGGGAGAATATGGTTTTGGTGGCGAAATATACAGCCTTATAAACACCTTGATTACAATCTTTCTTGGTGGGGGCTGGTTCTTGCATTGGAGGGCAAGCAAGCGAAAGGCAAACGGAGAGGCAAAGCAAGTTGAGGCCGATGCCTTTAAATCCATGCAAGATGCCTATCAACAAATGCACGACGACTTGCTTAAAAGACTTGATGAGGTTTGCGGCGAACGCGACAACTACAAGGATGAACGCAACGAGGAAAGGAAAATTAATCGGGAAATGCGAGCCAAGTACACGGAATTAGAGGAACGCATGACCAAAATGGACTTGCAGTACAAGCAAGACATTTCAAGATTAGGCAGGCGCATCGACGTACTTTCCCCTTTCCTATGCGGTGTAGCGGGCTGTATGCACCGCAAAAAGGTTAGTCTCATGGAAAACATCGACGACAACAGCTTTGCAACGGTAGAAGAGCGCGAAACAGCGCACAAAAACGATATTGAACCAAGTAACGAAATATAAAAAGTAATTATTATGGCAGTAGTGTTATCAAAAGGCAGTAGGGGCGAGCTTGTGAAACGCTTGCAGGCCGCTCTGAACTTGGTGCAGGACGGTATCTTTGGTGCAGTAACCGAGGAGGCAGTCAAGGCATTTCAAAAGGCGCATGACCTCGTTCCCGACGGTATCGTTGGCGAAAAGACATGGGCTATTATCGTTCCTAACGAATCATCTTTGCAGGTATCACGGCGTACAATAAACCGTATCATTGTGCATTGCACGGCAACACCCGAAGGCCGCGTAGAAACCGTAGAGTCCGTCCGTAGGATGCACAAAGCAAAGGGCTGGGCTGATATTGGCTATCACTATCTTATCGGCTTGAACGGCGAACGCTGGAACGGGCGCAATGTAAACCTTGTCGGGGCGCATTGTGAGGGCTACAATGCAAATTCCATCGGTGTTTGCTACGTAGGCGGCTGCGATAAGAATATGAAAGCCAAGGACACGCGAACCGATAAGCAAAAGGCGGCTTTGATTGCCTTGCTAAAGGATTTGCGCAAGCTCTATCCAAAGGCAAAGATTGTGAGCCACCGTGACCTTGATAGGAAAGGGAAGGCATGTCCTTCATTTGATGCAACCAACGAATATAAAAATATTTAGTTATGGCAACACGCGAGGACAGAGAGTTCTATACCCGCATGTGGGAGCAGAACCAAATGCTTAACAACGGATGCGGTACACCGTTATATATCGCGTTAATCATTGGTGTTGTGCTGCTGTTTTCGTCTTGCGCCACAAAGAAACATATTGTTGAAAACGACCATCAGAAAACCGAGGTTAAAGTTGATTCGACAGATGTGCAAAGCGTAAAGGTGGATTCAACAGATACGGAGCATAAGACCGAGATAAAGGAAACCGAGAAAGTTGAAACCGAAACAAAGGTCGAGAAATCAGACTCCACCGTTATGACGGTCGATGCGCAAGGCAATGTTATCAAGCAAGAAACATGGCATAAGGAAAAAGAAACCGTGTCACGTAACCGCGAATACGAAAAGCAATTGCTTGATTCCATTGCGCATTTTCGGCTTGCACGGGATTCTCTGAGGCAGTATGTCGCTAAATGCGATTCCCTTCAAGAACAGCTCACACACAAGGAATATACCGTAGTCGAAAAGATAAAAATTCCTAAAATTTTTAAGATTTCTTTGATTTTCTCGATTCTTTGTTGTATCTTTGCATTTGTAAAATTGATAAGATGGCTGCGAATGATTTAGAATACAACTCTGGTTTTCAGATATACAATTCGGACGGCACACCGTTCCATGACCTTGTTCTCCATAAGTGTACCTACGAAACTGTTGTGATGTCGCTTGGCGACAAGATAAGTGGTATTCTTTACTACAAGGACAACGCACTCGATGTAAAGATGACCGAGTATATAATTTACAAAGATGTTAAATATACCCTTGTAAATCCGCCAACAATACTAAAGGAAGGACTTGTTTCCGACAACAGCGAACTGAAAGGTATGACAAAATACTCTTTCACGTTCTACCATCCTATGTATGTACTTAACAACTTTTCATTTAATGATGTTGCGGTAAGTTCAGACCAGAATAAATATCTTTCACAAAACAAGACATTCTCTTGGATAGGCAACCTTAACGACTACGTTGCAAAAATAAACAAGAACTTGCAAGGTACAGAATGGATTGTTAAGGTTGGGAACAACGTAACACAGGAGGAAAAGACAAAGCTAAGTGATGTCCTTTCGTTCGACAAGAACACCATTGCAGAGGCTTTGAAACGTGGCTATGAAACATGGGAAGTGCCTTATGTCGTAGATTCTATACAAAAAGGAGAGTATTTCTATATTAACGACAAGAATCAAAAGATAGACTACTATGATGAGGACAAGCATTTTGTTGTACAATACGGACTACCCACAACAGAAATTACGGTCAAGGACGACAACGACTTTGAAACACCCTATGTATTCAAAATGGGGCAGGGTGTCGGATTGAAAAACAATTCAAGAAACCCCCAAAACAATAAGATTATTACACGAATTGCTGGATATGGCAGCGAGGATAATATTCCTTACGGCTATCCGCAAATAATATACTATGGCGGTAATGTGCAATATCCGCTTTACTATGGCATCGTTGGTGGTCAGCGAGTTCAACTTATCAAACATCCGTTTACAAGAAACCATCTTATGCCGTCTGTATATAGTCAGGCGGTGTACAACAAGGTGAATCCAAAATTATCAGACGGCAGCAACAATCCTAACTATAACCCTAATATTGAACTTGTAGACTACTACGATGCCGATAGCACATACGCTAATCCTATAAAGAGTGGTTCTCCATCATACGAAATTCATGAGTTTGGAGATATTAAACCCGAACTTGGTGAAAAGACAATCATCAGCGCAGTTCCCGTAAGCCAACAGGAAACACAATCCGACTACAAGCAAAAAAGCGATTTCCTACAAGATATTCTTAATAGGATTTCTGCAACGGAAATCGAAGATGAAAAAGTTTGCTTAAAGACATTGTACGATAAGGTTGATGCTGGGCTTTCGTATTATGCACAAAAAGGCGAAGAAGGTGGTAGAGAGTATTGGTATCGCATATCAGTAACATCAGATGACTACTACCAGTATGTAAGTTACGAAAGTGGTAACTACAACTTTACCGCCACGGTGTTAAAGAACGATTCTTCTGCGCCAACGCCCGAATGGGACGACACGATGGACGATGACGGGAAATATCTGCAATCGTATTTCAAGATAACATTACCTATACTATCGTTTGACTTGTATGCTTGCGCTGCGATAACACAGGAGATGAAAATCAATATGCGCAGCGGTGCTTGCATAGGGTGTACGTTCCCCGTTGAGGTTGACTGGGATGACTACAAGCGCAATTTCTACAATAGCGAT